TCCTGACCCTCCTTCAACTCTCGAAAAGACCGCCGGGTGGCAGGCCAGACCCCCACGACCGTTTTTCGGGCCGGGGGCAGATTTCTCAGGCAGGGAGATGGAATGCCGAACCTTCCCCGGACGGGAGGCTGCTCGATGCCTGGATGCGAGCGGCCCATCCTGGCAAAGCGACTCTGCAGGGTCCATTACGGTCGGGATTACCGCAAACGGAACCCCGAACGCTTCGCCAGATACAACGTCGGGCGGAGAAAGCCACAACGACAAGCTGTCTGCGAGCAGTGCGGCGAGATCTTCCTCACGGCTCTTGCGGTCCAACGCTTTTGCGGATGGGATTGCGCTCACAAGTGGCACCGCCGCAGAAGCGACCAGAAATGGAACGATCGTCGGCGTGCGAATTACCAAAAGCGGCGGGCCCAGAAGAGGGCGGCAGTCGCCGAGCGCATCCTCTTGGAGGAAATCCGCCAGCGAGACCGGGATCGGTGTGGTCTTTGCGGTGGACGAGTTCGCGACAAGCCCTACCCGCACCCTCTCTCGCCATCGGTTGATCATGTGGTGCCACTGAGTGAAGGCGGGGCGCATACGGCAGCAAATGTCCAACTCGCGCACCTTCGATGCAATCTTCAGAAGGGCGCTCGAGGCGGCGGCGAACAATTGAGGTTGGTCTGAAATGCCCACAAAGAAGGTTCTGACACACGAAGAGGTTCTCGTCATCCTGAGCCAGCAGGCAAAGGCGGGCTCCGTCACGGCAGCGGCGGCGCTCGAGCGAGCGCTGCGTGCGATCGAAAGGAAGAAGGAGGCCGATCCAGTTGGCGACGCGATCACGCGGATCCTCAACGAGGGTTGATCCGGTCGCGTTCATCGACAAGGTGTTCGGGTTCGATCTGCGGCCGTTCCAGGTCGACTGGCTACGCGAGGCGTTTCGAGAGAAGGGCGGCGAGCGGGTTTACACGCGGGCGCTGCTGGGCCTGCCGCGTGGAAATGGCAAGTCGCATCTCGCGGCGGCCGTTGCCGGCTACATGCTGCTGGCCGACAAGCCGCGAGATGGTAGGCCACCCCAGATCGTGCTGACGGCGGGCAGCTGGAATCAGGCGATGATCACGTTCAAACGGCTGCGGGAGTTCATTGACGGGTCGCCGCTCGCCGGGCTGGTGCAACTACTGTCCGGCCGCGGGGTCATGCGAATGAAGGGCGGGGCCGAGCTGTTCGTGGTGTCGGCCGAGGGGCCGTTGCAGCATGGACTCGAGCCGACCTGCGTGGTGTTCGACGAGGTGTGGAACCAGAAGAAGCGCGAGCTGTATGAGGCCATGATCGGCGGGATGATCAAGCGGCCGGAGCCGGTGATGGTGATGATCTCGAGCGCTGGCTACGACCAGGATTCGCTGCTGTGGGAGCTATGCAAGCGAGGCGAGGCCGGCGACGACCCGCGGTTCTTCTACAGGTGGTGGTCGGCGCCGGAAGGCGCGCCGTACGACAGCCCGAGGACTTGGCGGATGGCGAACCCGGCCCTGGCATCTCGTCGTCCGTTTCTGGCGCTGTCGGGCCTACGGGACAACGTTGCGGCTATGCACGAAGCCGAATTCAAGCGATGGCACCTCGGGATTTGGACCGCGAGCGACGAGGTGTGGATTTCGCCCCCGGCGTGGGATGCGTGCAGCGGCGCGCCCGAGCTCATACCGGAGCGAGAGACGATCCTAGGCGTCGACGCGTCGATCCGACATGACTCCACCGTGGTGACCACCGTTCAGCGCGACGACGATGGCATCTACCACGCCGCATTCAAGATCTGGACGCCGACTCCGGGCAAGGAGATCGATTTGGCCTTGGTGATGGCGCACATCCGTCAGCAGGCGCTCGACTATCGGGTCACGGGTGTTTGTTACGACCCGCACTACATGATGCACGCGGCTCAGACCTTGGACGACGAGGGCATTCCGATGATCGAATGGAGACAAGACAACGCGCGGATGTGCCCAGCGACCCGGACGCTGCATGAGGCGGTCACGCATGGTCGCCTCCGGCATGGCGGCGATCCGGTCGTGAGGTCACACGCGTTGGCTGCGGGCGTGAAGGAGACCGAGCGGGGCCTGCGGTTGAAGAAGACGGAGGTGTCCCGCGGCCGGCACATGGACGCGGTCGTGGCGCTGGCGATGGCGGTCGACTGGGCGTCCCGGACGGCGACACCGAGCCGCAGCGTGTACGAGGACCGGTTCGCGGCCTGATGGGCCTGTTTCGCCGCAAGGAGAAGGCGCTGACGTCGAGCGGCGATATTGCCGGGGCGATCGAGGCGGGCTGGTCCGCCTATCCGCTCCTCGGGTCGGGAGCGCGGCAGCGAATCCAGACTGCCTATAACGTGGCGCAGGGGGCGGCGTACCCGCAGCTGTACAAGGCGTCGCCGGCGGTGAGGCAGGTGCTCGACGGGATCGTGCGGGATGTGGGCGCGCTCGAGTTGCGGCTGTACGAGGAGATCGACGAGGCGGAGAAGCAGCCGATGCCGGACCATCCCGCTGCGCTGTCTTTGCGGTATCCGTCGGAGGTGGAGAGCGGCGACCAGTTCATTCGCGGGCTGGTGCTCGACAAGCTGATCTACGACAACGCGTACGCGCTCATTGTCCCTGCCGCCGGTCAGCAGATCAGTCTGTATCGCATCCCGGCGTACATGGTCGAGGTGCAGGGACGGACGATCTTCCGCGCGGAGAACTATCGGGTGTGGCCGTCGGGGTCGTGGGCGTCGATCGGCGCGTTCGGCGGCGGTACCGGCCAGCCTGTCGACTTCATCCCCGACCAGATCTTGCATTGGCATGGCAGCAATCCGATCGACCCGAGGTTCGGCCTGTCGCACTTGGACACGCTTCGCGGTGTGATCGCGGAGGACGCCGCGTTGCAGCAGGCCAACGTCGAGCTGGCGCAGGCGGGGCTGCAGGAGCCGTCCTGGGTATTCCGCCCGACGGACGCGCCGCAGTGGTCGAACCAGGGGCGGGCGAACTTCGAGGAGGACTTGACGAACCGGATCCGGCGGCGCACGTCGAAGCCGGTCGTGCTCGAGGAGGGCATGGAGCTCCGGAGCTTTGGGGTGACGCCGAAGGACGCGGAGATGATGGCGATCCGCGAATGGGCGGTCGCGCAGATCGCAAATGAGTACGGCGTCCCGCGCGGCAAGGCGGGGCTGGAGAACGCGTCGCAGGAGGACGAGGACGCGTACATGGCCGACTGTCTCGTGCCGTTGTGCAAGGACCTGACGGCGATGCTGGATCAGCGGGTCCTGGTGCGCGTGTTCGACTGGACCGACGGCTGCTTCTCATTCAACTTGGACGAGCGTTTGCAGGGGAACGCCCGGCTGACGGCGCTCGTCAGTGCGGCGGGCGCGCCGATCATGTTGCGCGACGAGGCCCGCGCGAAGCTGAACCTGCCGCCGGTGCCGGGCGGGGACGAGCTCGTGACGCCGCTGAACGTGATCGTGGGCGAGAAACCGTCCCCGCAGGTCATGCCCCCACAGGATCCCTTGAAGCCGCCGCAGGATGGCTCCTACCGCCAGGATCAGGGTCCGACGCCCATTCCCTCGGAAAACGCCGGGAAGGCGCTGTACGCGCCCGCTGGGGCCCTCACAGCCGCTTCTAACGGGTTCGCGGCCGTCCCGCAGTTCCATCCGCGGCGGGCGGCGGACATCGAACGCCAGCATCGCCACATCGACGAGCTGCAGGCCGTCGTGCAGAAGCATTACAACCGGGTCGACCGGGCGCTCCGCGCGAAGGCGCGCTACGACCAGGACTGGGAGCGGTGGGACAAGGAGTTCGCGCTCGACCTGCGCCGCGCGCTGCGGCGGATCGTGCAGGCCGAAGGGGACGTGTACGCCATGAAGCTCGGCGCCGCCGCGGCGTTCGACATGGGCCGCGTCCGGAACTACCTTGCGGCGATGGCCGAAGGTGCTGCGTCCGCGATCAACGACACGATCCGCGGCGAGATCGACGCCCTCGGCCTGGATGATGCGATGGCCCGCGCCCCCCAGCACGTCGAGAGCTCCGGCGCGAGCCTCGGCGCCGGCGCAACATGGTTCGCCCGCGACGAGGCGGCCAAGCAGTCCCCTTTTTACGAGGGTCGCGTCAAGAGCTGGATCGCTGACACCGAGCGGCACGCCGAATTCGACGGCGACACCGTCCAGATCGGCGAGGACTGGCCGGCCGGGTTCGCGCCCGGCTCAGCGCCGGGCTGCAAATGCTCGGCGAGCATCTCCTGACC